AAATCTTAGAAAATTAAATGTCAAGATAGAATACACTCCGGAGCAGGTAGCCGAATACGCTAAGTGTGCCACTGATCCAGTCTACTTCATTGAAACATATGTGAAAATTATCTCCATAGATGCTGGGATCATTCCCTTCAAGATGTATGAATTTCAGAAGAATATGGTTCGTTCGGCTGTCGAAAATAGATTCTGTATCTGTAAGATCCCGAGACAGATGGGCAAAACGACCGCTGTGTGCGCTATTTTGCTTTGGTACGTTCTATTTCATGAGAATTTTTCTGTTGCAGTTCTTGCCCACAAGGCTAAGGGTGCTTACAATGTGATGAAGCGAGTTCAGCTCGCATATGAAAATCTCCCGAAGTGGCTCCAGCAGGGAATTTCCGAATGGAATAAAGGTAGCATTGCATTAGAAAATGGTTCTTCCATGTTTGCCTCTGCTACTACGATCTCTGGCTTGCGTTCTGAATCAATCAGTTTCGTTTACATGGACGAATTCGCCATTGTTCCTCACAATCTACAGGTGGAATTCTATACGTCTACCTATCCTGTTATCACTTCCTCAAAAACAGCTAAGCTCTTCATAACATCAACTCCAAAGGGATTGAATCTATTCTATACTCTTTGGAAGGAATCCGAAGAAGGCAGGAACAACTTCAAGAGGATTAGCGTTCATTGGTCCGATGTTCCTGGTAGAGATGAAGCCTGGAAACAGGAAACAATTCGTAACACTTCGGCGGAGCAATTTTCTGTAGAATTTGAATGCGAATTCTTAGGGTCTGCGAATACTCTCATCCATCCAGATATTTTGCAGAAACTGGTATACAGTACTCCAATATTCAAGAATGAAAATTCTTGGGTATACGCTCATCCAGATCCATTACACCAATATGTGATTGTTGCGGATACTGCTAGAGGCGCTGAAAGAGATTATTCTGCATTCATTGTTGTTGATATTTCTACTTCGCCATATCAAATAGTCGCATTGTGGCGAAGTAATCTAATTTCACCACTGTTGTATCCACAGTTCATTTACGAATTTGCCAAAGGATACAACAACGCATTTGTTCTCGTAGAAATCAATGACATTGGTGGACAAGTCGCCGATATCTTAGTCCATGAATACGAATATGAAAATCTCTTCAGGAGTGTTGCGAAAGGCTGGAAGGGACAACAGATTGGCACTTCCGGTAGCAGTCAGTCGCAATTGGGAGTTCGGACGACTACATCAGTAAAACGTATCGGCTGTAGTAACTTCAAGTCTCTGGTGGAATCTGAGAAAATCATACTCAATGATGAAAATCTCAGAGAAGAAATTTTTCATTTCATAGCTGTTCGTAATTCATACGAAGCTGAAGAAGGCTTCCACGATGATTTGGTGATGTGTTGTGTTCTCTTTTCTTGGCTTGTCAATCAGGACTACTTCAAGGAAATCTCTGCCTCCGATGTCCGCAGAAGAATGGCAGAAGAAAATGAACAGTACATCAATGACAGTATTCTGCCATTGGGATTTACGTACACTGGAGTCCCAGAAATTGATCTCTATGCTCATTTACCTCCTACCAGTCTCTTCGATGAAATCCAAAATATGAAAGATAGCTGGGAAGACGAAGATGAAGAATTTGACAAATGGTTCCTTAACGGATTTTCGAAGGCATAAGTATAAAAGCTTGGAACCCTAAATATTTCATAATAGGATTCAACGAGGATAACTTCATGGCCGTTTCTGCATCAGGCTCCCCTTCGGTTCAGGTAAAAGAATTTGACTTAACTACAGTGATTACCTCTGTTGCTACCAGTGCTGCAGGTCAAGCTGGTGTGTTTCGTTGGGGTCCAGTCAATCAACTTGTTCAAGTCTCTGCAGAACCCGATGTGGTCGCAGCTTTCGGTAAGCCAACGTCTCTGAATCCAGAGACTTTCTTCAATGCCGCTAACTTCCTATCGTATTCTTCAAATATGTATCTAGTTCGTGTTGGTGATACTGCTCTTTCTAATGCTGCCCTGAATATTGCCACTTCTTATGCGAACACTGGTGCAGTCTCGACTGTTCCTCTGGTCTTGAACTATGCGCAATACCAAGTTCCTGGTTTTACCTTCGATGCCAATGTCGATTTCTGCGCTCGATATCCTGGTTCCTTGGGTAACGATCTCAGAATTTCCCAGTGCGACAGTGCTGCTGCCTTCTCCAGTAATGTAACCTTCACTGGTAACACTCTTACCAATGCCGTCACTGTTACTATCGGTGCCAACGTTGCTCAGATTGCTGTCACTGCAAACGTCGCTGGTGTTGCAAATGCTTCTGCGAATACCTTCCTCGGTAAATTCGCAGTTGGTGATTACCTGGTATTGGGTAATACATCTATTGGAACTCAGAGTATCAAGATTTCTTCTATTGGTACTCCTGCTGAAGTTTCTAATGGTGGTAACTATGTTGCTACTGCGAATATCAATCTGTATACTCCATACAATCTTGGAACCACTTACGTTGCCAATACCATTTCTAGAAACTGGGAATTCAGCAGCTTCTTCAGTGTTCCCCCAGGTCAATCGCCTTACGTTGCTGGTCTAAATCTTACCACTCAAGACCAGCTGCACGTTGTTGTGTGCGACAACAATGGCTTGTTCACTGGCACTCCTGGTTCTATCCTGGAGACTTGGCAAGGTCTGTCCCGCGCAACTGATTCTAAGAATATCGACAATACGACCAATTACTATAAGACAGTAATCAACGCAGGCTCGAATTACCTGTATGTCGGTGCTGATCGTAGTGGTGCTGCTTCTGGTCTTGCCAATGCGATTTCTAACTCCACTACGACTACTGCTTGGACATTCAACCTGGCAAATGGTCAAGATGGCACCGATGAAACTGCAGTGAGTCTAGCTGCTCTTACTGCTGGGTATGATCTATTCCGATCTAAGGAAGATGTCGCAGTCTCTGTTCTTTGCCAAGGTAAGGCTCGTGGGACTTCTGCTGATTCTCTATCCAATCCATCATCTTCAACTTACAACTACTCGGTTCTTGCCAACTACATCATTGGTAATATCAGTGAGAAGCGTAATGATGTGATGACTGTCATCAGCCCAGCAAAGGTCGACGTTCTTCAAGGTGATCCCACTACCAATGTGGTTGCATTCAGAAACAACGTGAATATCGCATCTTCGTATGGTGTCATGGATTCTGGATACAAGTACCAATACGACAAGTACAACGATACCAGCTGGTATGTTCCTCTCAATGGCGACATCGCTGGTTTGATGGCTAGAACAGACTATACCAACGATCCTTGGTGGTCACCTGCTGGCTACAATCGTGGTCAAATCAATAATGTCGTGAAGCTTGCCTGGAATCCAAAGAAGGCTCAACGCGATACTCTCTACAACAATCAGATCAATCCAGTCGTTACCACTCAAGGTTCTGGGACTGTGTTGTTCGGAGACAAGACTCTGTTGGGTAATGATGGTTCAGCATTCAGTCGGATCAACGTTCGTAGACTGTTCATTGTCTTGGAAGCATCGATCAGCTTGGCTGCTCAGAACTTCCTGTTCGAATTCAACGACTACCTGACTCGTAATCAATTCGTGAATATGGTGACTCCATTCCTGCGTGATGTTCAAGGTCGTCGGGGTATCTACGATTTCTCCGTGATCTGCGATGAAACCAATAATACTGCTCAAGTCATCGATAACGAGCAGTTCGTAGGAACTATTGCCATCAAGCCAGCTCGCGCGATTAACTGGGTCATTTTGAATTTTGTCGCCGTCGGTGATTCGGTAACATTCAGTCAAGTCATTGGCTCAATCTAGTAATCTATAGGAGATACTCAAATTTTCAATATCAACGAGATTAGATCTAGTCTGAGTTTGGATGGCGCCAGACCGACACAATTCATGGTTGAGATCGTCAACCCATTCAACAACTCTGTCACACTGCAGACACCACTTCTAGTCAAGGCTGCTTCTATGCCAGTTAGAAATTTGGGAGTTGCTGAAGTTCCTTACTTCGGTCGTCCAATTAAGCTTGCTGGTGATGCCACCTACGACCCCTGGCAAGTCACCATTCTGAATGATGAAGACTTCCTGCTGAAGAATGCCTTCGAGCAATGGAGCCATGCGATCAACAGTCCTACCGGGAACATTCGTGCGAATCCTGGTCTTGGTTACAAGTCGAATGCCACTGTGACTCAATTCGCAAAGACTGGCGACATGATCAGACAATACACAATGAATGGCATCTTCCCAATTCAAGTCGGCGGCATTCAGCTTGATTGGGGTGCGACGAATCGTGTAGAAGAATTCGGAGTTGTGTTCAGTGTCGATTTCTGGGAACCAATCGCATCATCTACTGGCGATGGTGGAATTTCGCAATACCCGTAACTTTGTTTGGTGACTGCT